CGGGGATTGTATTTGTATCGGTTCCGGGTTTGTTCACGGGCTTATAGCCATAAATATAGAAACCGGTAAAGTTTTCTATTCATCATTGGTTACGCCCGGAGAAAATAGTGAAATAGGACAGCTTGCCGCTCGTATTAAGGCAGACGAAAAAAACGGGGTACTTCGGGCCTTGATTGATGAACCGGACACCTTCGCCCGTAACCTTCCGGTATTTACTACCGAGAATTGGGCAGTAAAGGCCGAACAATGCGAGGAATACGGTTGGCCCAATACCACCCACACGGGGCGAATAATGTACGAAAATACATACTTCCGTACGCGAGCCGAAGCGTACGCCGACCTACTTAAAGATACAAAGAACGGCATAAAACATCGCTGGATTGCCAGTAGCGTACAGGACGCATTACGAAAACTTAGGCGGGCTATTTGGCTATACATGAAAACTATCGGTTATTGGGTTGCGGCCCGCACTATTGGCCGCTTCATAATGAAACGAAGCTATGGGAAGAAAAGGACGTAGACCGGGGGCTATTGATACTGCCCCCCACCTTCCCGGAACCAAAACAGCCGCACGATAACAGCCGACACCGGGAATTATGCCGATTAGCGGGGAAATGGTTACGAAAGCCAAAATTCGGCTCCAGCTACTGCCCATACGTTGCCGTAGAATTGGTAACGGCCAGCCAAGAAATCCCGGACGTTTTCGGGTGGAACTATTGGGCTACGGTTCTTATCGAAGTGAAGGTTTCGCGTTCCGACTTCTTGGCCGATGCAAAAAAGAGTTTCCGCCAGCAGCCGGAAGAAGGCGTAGGGGCCTTTCGGTACTATTGCAGTCCCGAAGGATTGATAACCGAAGTCGATTTGCCGGATAAATGGGGGCTACTTTGGGAGAAAGACGGGGTTATAACCGTCGTTAAGGATGCGGAACGCCAGCAACAAAACGCGCAAGGCGAAATAACTATCCTTGCTTCGATTATGCGCCGCGAAGGGGTAAAGCCCCGGTTATTTGATTACAGAAAGCAAAATAATGAGTATGAAGCAGAACGAAGAAACTAAGGCTTTACAGGAAGAAATAAGGACACTAAAAGCCGAAAAGAAGGAATTGGCTTGTAGGTTAAGCGGTCTTTCTTCGACGTTAATACAGGTTCTTAAAGTAAAATCCCTTAGAGGTTGCGAGGTAAAAAATTGGGTGGGATTTCAGAACGGGAACGGTACGGACGTAGGGCAAGATATAGAACGATTGATTAAGCGGGCCGAACGGGAACAGAAGTATTTATTAACGGTTAAACACGAATAGGTATGTTCGACACAGATAAAGTTATAGTAGTTGCCGACGTTACGAAGCAGCCGTATTTATCGGTCGCTCGTTTTTCGGGCGGGTGCCGGGTAAATGGCGTATTCTACGCCTATGTTCTCCAGCGCGATATTTTGGTACGCGAAGATTGGTTAAAGGCATATTCGGCTATGGATTACGACAAATTTATAGCCGCCGTTAAAACCGGAGCCAAACAGGAATTACCGACTTGCCGGACTTGTAAGCACCGCCAGCGTTGGGAATTGAACGACCATAGCACGAAGATAGTGCAAAGTTGCGCCCTTCAAAAGAGCCGAAGAACGGGTAACGGATTGAAGCGAATAAAGGTAACTAACCCGGCTTGCCGCTTATACGAAAAAGAATAAAATTTATGGGACAAAGCAAAAAAAGACATTGTTGGAGTTGCATATACCTTGAACGAGATGCAACCAGCAATAACGACCATTGCAAGTTACAGAACGTAATAAAAAGTCGCAATGCGATAGCGTGTAAAAAACATAAGATTTGGTATAAAACAAAGGTTAAATGCGACATATAGAAAGCCAAATACAGAAGGACTGCGTTACTTGGTTCCGGTTGCAGTACCCGAAAATAGGCCGCCTTCTTTTCGCGGTTCCGAACGGCGGGGCGAGGAACGCAAAGGAAGCCGCGATTATGAAGGGCGAAGGAGTAACGGCCGGGGTTGCCGACCTTATCCTACTTTACCCTTCCGGCGGGTTTCATTCCCTTTGTATCGAGTTTAAGACCCCCAGCAAAAGCAGCCGGCAGACACCCACGCAAAAGGAGTGGCAAGCGTTGGCCGAAGCGCACGGTAATAAGTACATCGTTTGCCGTTCCTTAGAAGATTTCCAGCAGGTTATACGGGCATATATCCCCCATCTATGTTGGTAACTTTTTAATTATTCTTGGATAAAGAAGCGTATTATAATAATACGCTTCTTTTATTTTTGCGTAACGCGAATATTTACACACAAATAAACGTACGCAGGTATGAAAGAAAAGATTTTACAGGCTCTTACGACCTTTAAGGGCTACTTATTCAGTTCGGACAAATGGCTACATTTAGCGGCGGGCTTTATTATCGCCTTCTTCGTGGGGCTTTTCGGTGTATTCTATGGCCTTTGCGCCGGGATTGCGGCCGCCGCCGGGAAAGAGTTTTACGACAATTTCAGCAAGAAAGGAACCCCGGAAGTTTGGGATTTCATTTTTTCGGTAGTCGGTGTACTTGCCGGTGTCCTTAACGTACTATTGGCCCGCTTAGTCTTCCACTTCATCGTGTAGAGCCTATGACACCGAAGAAGATTATAGAAGCGGATATAGCCCAACTTGTACCGGACGACGTGAATTTTAACAAGGGTACGCAGTTCGGCCAAAGTTTGATAGAAAAGAGCCTGCGCCAATTCGGGGCGGGCCGTTCTATTCTTTTGGATAAGAACAACCGTATTATAGCCGGAAACAAGACCGTAGAAAACGCCGGGCAAATTGGCTTAGAAAAGGTTTTGATAGTCGAAACCACCGGCGAAGAAATAGTAGCGGTAAAGCGTACCGACATAGATTTAGACACGCGGGAAGGGCGCGAACTTGCCTTAGCCGACAATGCGACCGGGGCCGCTAACTTGGCTTGGGACGAAGCGGCACTTACCCAAGCGTCGGATAAGTGGGATATAGCCCCCGACGATTGGGGCGTAGAATTGGAAGGCTACGGCGGAGAAGGCGGCCAAGGGGAAGAAGATACCGAAGAACAGCTTAGAAGACTTAAAGACGACTTCGTAATGCCGCCTTTTTCCGTGCTTAATACCCGTACGGCCGAATGGCAGGAACGCCGCCGCGCTTGGTTGGAAATAGGCATAAAGAGCGAGGAAGGCAGGGACGAAGATTTGACATTTGCCAAATCAGCACAACCGCCTGCCTTTTACGATACCAAAAACGCACTTCGGGAAACCTTGGGGCGGGAACCGTCTACCGATGAATTGTTAGCGGAAATGGAGAAGCAGGGAATACAAGCTATGGCGACTACTTCAATATTCGACCCCGTTCTAACCGAACTTTCCTACCGTTGGTTCAATATTGAGGGCGGCCGCATTTTAGACCCCTTCGCCGGTGGAAGTGTTCGCGGTATCGTAGCGGCAAAATTGAATATGCCGTACGTTGGTAACGACCTTCGGGAGAAACAGGTAGTAGCCAATATCGAGAACGCGAAGGAAGTATTAGGTAACATGCCGGCCGACATTGCGCCGCGTTGGACGGTTGGCGATAGTACGCAGCTTGAAGACGTGTTACAAAAGAACGGCGTTACCGGCGATTTCGATATGGTATTTTCTTGCCCGCCGTACGCAGATTTGGAAGTATATAGCAATGACCCCCGCGATATTTCCAATATGGATTACCCGCAGTTCTTGGAAGCCTACAAAGCCGCAATAAAGCAGGCTTGCGCCCGATTGAAGAACAACCGCTTTGCCGTCTTCGTAGTTGGGGATATTCGAGATAAAAAGGGCATTTACCGCAATTTCATAGGCCACACTATCGAAGCCTTTACGGAGTGCGGCCTAAGCTACTATAACCATTTGATTTTAGTAAACCAGGTAACAAGCCTTGCTATCCGGGTTCGCAAGCAGATGAACACGGGCCGCAAAATTGGCAAGCTACACCAAAACGTATTAGTCTTTTGCAAAGGTTCGGTAGAAGAAACGGTAGACCAATTCGAAGAAGTGCAGGTAACGAAGGCCGTAGAACAGTTCAATAAGACCCGCGCGAATAGCGGCCTTCACGACGACGTATTGGTATTCTACAAAGGCGACCCGAAGGCGATTAAAGAAGAATTTGGAGAATTACACGCGGGGGACGATTTACCGCAATAAGTAAGTAATGGGAAGACCGACGAAATACAATAAGAAGATAGCCGAAAAGATATGTTCGCTTATCGCTACCGACACCTATACGGTGGCGGAAGTATGCCGTATGGTTAAAATTTCCGATTCTACTTATTACGATTGGATTACCCGGTTTCCGGAGTTTTCGGAGAATATAAAAAAGGCCGAAGCGGAACGTATGGCCTTCTTCGTAGCCGAAGCGAAAAAAAGCCTTCTACGAAAGATACAAGGGTACACGGTGCAGGAAAAACACATCACTACGGTAGGTTCCGGCAAGTACGACATAAACGGCAAGGAGATACCGCGAATAAAGGAACAAAAGATAGTCGATAAACACTACCAGCCGGACACGGCAGCGATAATCTTTACACTAACCAACGGAGAGCCGGAGAATTGGAAGAACAGGCAGAACAACGAGGTAACAGGCAAGGACGGTAAGGACTTATTCGGGCAGCTTACCGACGAAGAATTAGACGCACGTATAGCCGAATTGGAAAAGAAATTAGATAAATGACGCGCCAAGAGAAAATAGAGTATATAGCCGCATTGCGGGAAAGGTTGATACGCGAAGCACGTACCGACCTTTTGCCGTTTACCCGTGCTACTATGCCTACTTTCGACCCTGCTGAATTTCATGTACGATATTACCACGTTCTAACCTTATTCGCGGAAGGGAAGATTAAAAAGCTAATGGTATTCATGCCGCCCCAGCACGGCAAAAGCGAAGGTTCTACGCGCCGCCTTCCGGCTTATATACTTGGCCGGAACCCGGACAATAAAATAGCCGTCGTAAGCTATTCGGCACCGAAAGCCCGTAAGTTCAACCGCGAAATACAGCGCATTATAGACACGCCGGAATATGCCGAGATATTCCCGGAAACGCGCCTTAATTCATCGAACATTACGACCGTTGCCGGTGCATGGCTTCGCAATGCCGACGAGTGCGAAATAGTAGGACACCGGGGCGGTTTTAAGACCGTCGGCGTAGGTGGCCCGCTTACGGGCGAACCGGTAGATACCCTGATAATGGACGACATTTATAAGGACGCTAAAACGGCGTGGTCGGCAGTTGTTCGGGAAGCTATCGAAGATTGGTACGATACGGTTGCCGAAACCCGATTACACAACAATAGCCAGCAGCTTATAGTATTTACCCGCTGGCACGAAAAGGACTTAGCCGGCCGCCTATTGGAGCAGCAAGGAATATACGACCCGGTAAACAATCCGAACGGGTGGGTAGTAGTAACCTACCAAGCGATTAAGAAGGGCGCACCTACCGAATACGACCCGCGCGAAGAAGGTACGGCACTATGGCCCGAACGCCACAACTTAGAAAAGTTGGAAGCCATACGCACCCGAAACCCGCACGTATTCGAAAGCCTTTACCAGCAAGACCCCAAACCTTTGCAGGGCCTTATGTACGAAAATCCTTTTAAGGAATACGACATACTGCCGGCCACCAAGCTACGGAAGGTTAAGAACTATACCGATACGGCGGACGAAGGCGCGGATTTCCTTTGCTCGATAACCTACCTTGAAACCGAGATAGGAAACTTTATTTTGGACGTGCTTTATACGGCTAAACCTATGGAGTACACCGAACCCAAAACGGCCGAAATGCTAACCAAACACGCGGTAGAATTGGCCGTAGTAGAGAGCAACAACGGCGGCCGGGGCTTCGCGCGTAATGTAGAGAAACAAGCCCGGTTAATGGGTAACAACAAAACCCGTATTAAGTGGTTCCACCAAAGCCAAAACAAAGCCGTACGCATATTTACGCATAGCGCGGAAGTGCAAAACCTTACCTATTTCCCGCGCGGGTGGGCGCAAATGTGGCCCGATTTCTACCAAGCCCTTACGCACTATATGAAGGTTGGCAAGAACGCCCACGATGACGCGCCGGACGCATTGACCGGAACCGTAGAGCAACGGCCAATTACAGGTAAGAAAAGCGCGGCCGGATATTTCGCATAATGTTTAACTATCAATAGACAATAAAATGAACAGCAAGCAGATTAACGAACTTTTGGCGAGCGAGAACCATAGTACCGCTATTGCCGAATTGAAGAACGGACGTAATGCGACCGAGCCGAACGCGGCCGAATATATCGCCCAGCTTGACCCCCAAGGCCACGACGTAAACGACCCGGTAAAGCGTAGGGATAAGAAGGTAAAAGTAGACCTTTCCGACTTCGATATAAACGACGAAGAAAAGAAGAACATAAAGACCGTTACCAATGGCGACGGGGAAACCGAAAACTTCCGTATCGAGCCGGTAGCCCGCGTAGCCTTGGCGATTCAGAAACTTATAGTAAAGCGGGCCGTAGCCTTCACGTTTGGAAACCCCGTAATTCTTAATGCGGAACCGGAAGAAGGCACCAAGGAAGCCGACGTTTTGAAGGCTGTAAAGCGTGTTTTGTTCGATAACAAAAGCCGCACCCTTAACCGAAAGGTAGCGCGGGGTATGTATAGCAGTAAGGAATCGGCCGAACTTTGGTACCCGGTGGAGAAACCGACGAAAAACTACGGCTTCGATTCAACGCACAAACTTCGGGTAGCCATTTTTAGCCCGTTGTTCGGCGATAGGCTTTACCCCTACTTCGATGAAACGGGCGATATGGTAGCTTTTTCCCGCGAATACGTCGTAAAGGATAGCGCGGGGGTAAAACATACCTATTTCGAAACCTATACCGATACCGAAATACGGAAATGGACGCTTACCAGCAACCAATGGCAGTTATTGGACGGCTACCCCAAGAAGAACCAAATAGGCAAAATCCCGGTTATCTATGGCCGCCAGCCCGCCGTAGAATGGGAAGACGTGCAGAACCTTATAGACCGCTTGGAAAAGTTGCTTTCTAACTTCGCCGATACCAACGACTACCACGCAAGCCCGAAAATCTTTACTACGGGTACTATTTTGGGTTGGGCCAAGAAGGGCGAAAGCGGGGCCGTTATCGAGGGCGAAGAAGGCGCGACCGCACAATATCTAAGCTGGGCGCAAGCCCCCGAAAGCGTCAAATTAGAGATAGAAACCCTTTTGCGTATGATTTACACCATTACGCAAACGC